TATTGAAATAGGATATTAGGATATTAGGATATTAGGATATTAGGATATTAGGATATTAGGATATTAGGATATTAGGATATTAGGATATTAGGATATTAGGATATTAGGAAATAATAATTAATATATATTATATATCTTGATAATATATATATAATAATGGACAGTCAAATGATTAAAGATCAAGGAAATCAGGATATACAAACTATTACTACCATTAAACAGATAGAACAGCAAATACGTAGTATGTATACGTCTTTAGAAGAAATGAGCGTTCTTCCAACACCTAATTTAAATAAACAAAATAAAATATTATCGAAGATTGAAGATCTTCAAAAGTTAAAAACGTCGTTATATCAAAGTTTAAGTGCAAGTTACGCGTCCACACAATCTAGTGTAGCTGAAGCTAGAATGGCACTTGTCGACGAAACTGCTGTAGCTGGTGTTATTAGTAATGAATTACAAAATGCTAATAAAAATTTATCTGCTCTTCAAAGCGAGAGATATAATAAAACTAGAATGGCTGAAATAAATGACTATTATAGTAGTAAATACGAAACACAATCAAAGATAATGAAAACAATTGTATATTTTTGTATCCCAATATTAATTTTAGGCATTTTATTGAAAAAAAGTATAATTCCACAAAATATAGCACCATCCTTAATTGGTATATTAACATGATTAGCTGTTGTTGTTGTATTTTTACAAGCAGTTGATGTAATGAGAAGAGATAATATGGTATTTGATGAATATAAATTTCCATTCGATGCAGATAATGTAGATTTGTCTAGTGACAGTAATAGCGATGATCAACCGAAAAAGACTGATTGGGAATTAACAATGTCATGTAAAGGGGAATCATGCTGTCCTGAAGGAAATGATTACGGAACTGTATGGGATGACACAACCAAACAATGTGTAACACCAAATTTCCAAAGTTCTAATAGTGAAGGATTCGTAGGAGAAAGATGTCTTCAATCATCATTTAATAAACCAACAGAAGAAATTAAATTTTTTAAGAATACTGGTATAATTGCTGGATATGGAGGCGACAATAATGATAATTATGCCAAGTTTTAAATATCATATTATAGTAATATTATGTCAAGTACAGATGTATCAAAATATGATCCTGAATATTCAGAACAACAAGATACAGTTGAACCACCAGCGCCAACAGATCCAAATAAATGTTTAACAGAAGCAGATTTGCAAAAAAAACTAAATACTAATGATTTTAATAAACAATTGAGTGGTGTTATATCAGACGCAACTGGATTTTTAAATTCATATATTAAAGATCAAAATAATATAAAAAATAACACAGCTGAAAAAAAGAATGCTTTAGAAAATGATCGTTTATGGCAAACCGCTATTAATAAACAGAGAGAATTATTAGACAAACATAAAAGAGTGATGCAAATGTTAAAAAGAGAATACGAAACAACCGAACAAGTTGGAAACAGTTTAGAAAATACAAGTGAGTTGCTAAAAATGTTGACAAAACAGAATATGAAATTAAAAAAAATAATAGAAGGCGAAGTACACTCAATAGAATTATCAGATAGAATGACATATTATGAAAATGAACAAAATAATTGGATTGATTGGTGGGCACATCATTTTAAAACAAAATATTGGCTACTTATATTTTTACTTATAGTTGGAATTTTTTTGACAAAACGGCAAAATGAAAAGCAATTATGGGGTAAAGTAGGGGCATTAGCTATATATCCGTATATAGCATTTTTTATTATTAGATTAATTAAGGGGATGTATAACTGGATTATAAGTGATACAAAGTGGGTATATTTACGCGCAAATATGTAAAAATAAAAAAATATCATGTTTATATTTTTTTATTTATTTTATTGATTATAATATAATTTATTTTAGTCATCATTATATTCATCAATTTCATTGTCAAAATCATCGTATATAATCGATACATCATTCCAAACACCTCTCACCTTTTTACCATATCGTTTATTCATATATTCAAATAGTTCACGTCCCTTAGGAATATTTTTTCCGTGATGTAATTGATACCAGTTTTTGAATACTTCATACAAACTAGTTTCTTTGACTTTAGAACCAGGAGATTTCTTTACTTTGTCAGTTACAAATTCACTATAGTAGTCTTGAGTATTTCTATAACTAAGACTGCTAGATTTAACAGCGGCACAATCATTATTTACCATACCATCTGTGATAAGAGCTCGTTCAATCATCATAGAGATAAATACTGGGGCCCATAGTGCAAATTTATCTTGTAATTTCTTGTCAAGTTCGAATTGATGATCTCGATCATCTTCAAAATCATTTTTCTTGGCGAATCTAGAAATAAACTGACATACGCAAATTCTTCTCCATGTTCCATCATCATTACTTCCAACATCTAGTAGTGTATTAGTACATACAACCAATTTGAATTGAGGGATAAATGTAATACTATCTTTGAATAGAGCACGTCCTTGTAGAGGATCACCTCCTGTAATCTCCTTCATGACGCCCTCATTAATTTTATCACCTTTTGATGGTTCTTGCATTACAGCATAGCGAACACCCTTTAACTGTACAACTTCAGAAGAGGTGCTTCCAATCGAGTTTCTCTTTGCTGCAATAAGTGTAATTGGCACTGTTGCTTTATAATCTCCAAGACAATGTCCCATAAGTTCTACTAACTTTGATTTTCCATTACTTCCACTTCCATTGTAAATATTAAATGTTTGGTCGTTGTTTTCGCCAATAAGTGTAGAAGATAGATGATCCCACATATAATCGCGTAATTCTTTGTCAGGAAATAGTTTATTCATAAAGTCGTTAATTTCATCCATAGGCTTCTTATGTTTTTTTACTGGGTCGAGCTTTACATAGTTAATTTTCGTAGATTTTGATAAATAATCATCAGGCTTTCCCTTTCGAAATTCCTTTGTTTCGAAATCAAATACACCATTGTTAAAGCATACTAACTTTGGATTGGCGTCAACCTTTTCAATAAAATCCTTATCATAAAAGATTTCTTTAGCTTCACGCATAATATTATCTTTAATACCTCTTCTTTTTAGATTCATAGAAATTTCTCCGATAGTTTTTGCTTTTTTCTGTAGAGCAGCTGCTTTCTCGCTACTCATATCAATCGCACCACTACCAAGATAATCTACTAATTTATTCTGCTTGTTGTAATAAATGTTAAATAATTCTTTAGAAATAGCCATTCTTAGATTTGTTCCACCTTCATTTTCAATCCATCTATTTTTTTCATAGATGTACCAAATATCACGTTTAATTGATACGCAAACAAAGTCATCTTTATAAATATGAAATAGTACATTGGCTACATCAAAATCAGTGAAATTATCAATTGTTTTTTCGACAAAATAATCAATCGTCTCTTCGCGAATTTCTTTGTATTTTGTATAATTATCATTCTTAGCCCAATACATGATTGACCTATATGTCAGTCCATCTTCGTTCGATCTGTCCCACGACGACCACATATCATAGAACTCAGAAATCTTATCAAAGTCAAATTTCTCTGATTGAGCACTGAAAGCAATCCACGAAATAAATAATGATTCGTGTGTATTTTTCAACGCCCATCCCACACGAATCCATTTGTCGAACGGATTACAGAATGTATCACCAAGACATAATGTATAAAAGTGTGTTTCTTTCAAATAGTAATCAGCAAGTTCAATTCCATCAATATATTGGGTGATACAATCTTCTAGTTCATCACGACTAGTTACAGACAGAATATCATTGCTTTTCTTACCTACAATTTTTAATTTATTTTTATTTTTGTTCGGCCTTTTTTTTGTATTCTCTTTAACCCGAGAGTATTCTTCTTTAATTGATTCGCTCATTTCGAAGTGAGCGTGATTAGTATATTGTGCAGAGAGTTCACGAAATCTTGTCTTGAGTTCAAATGTTGTAATATCATTGATATTTAAACACCAATCATCATCAGTATCTAATTCAAGATCATAATGTTTTTTTAGAATATATGCTTGATTTCCAGGCTTTCTTGAACCATATAGTTGCCAATTTGTAGTGCCATTTGTAATGCCTTCATCCAATACCTCATCCCATGTATTTTGAAGTGGCAAATCTTCCCAAATAGTATGTAATTTACCAAGAACTTTTTGTCTTAGTAGGATTTGAAGACTCCTATCCATATGAATACCAATAATCATGTGAATTCCGTCCTTAGTGACTTCGTCCAACATATTTACATCTTCTTTCTCAAAAATGAAAACTGGAATCTGTGTAGATTTTGGAATATCAAGCATATTTTTAATTTCTTGAAAATATAAATCCACCATATCGTTTATATGTTCTGTTGTGTGTTGTTTATCTTCAATATCTGTGCTATATCGAAAATCAAAATCAATTAACAGAGGACCAGCTTCAATATGCTGTTTTTCTGTCAAAAACTCAAACTTACCATCTTCAAATACGTGTTTAATATATTTTTGATCGAATTCTGATATATTTGGTATGGTATATGCTCCTCCTTTTATAGATAAATTCGCATCACCGATTCTAGTATGTGTATGACCTTGACCCTTCTGTGAATAATGTGAATTTAAATATGAATCAAATGATTTTTTCATGTTTGATATAATATGGTATATATAGAGATTTGTTTTTTAGGTCAATTTTATTTATAATTTATCCCAACATATCTTAAAATAAACTATATTAATTTACATAACACTTTTAACGGCGATAAAACAGTAACATATTGTCTTAAATATCCTTTGATTTTTGGATTGTTATAAAAAATCATATATACAATTTTAAATCCACATAAATATATCTCTCTGTATAATATTAATATTTAACATGAGTGAAAATAATCAATCAGTCGTCGTATCTAGAGACACTGTCAAGAGATTAATTAATGATATTAAAGATATGCGAAAATCACCATTAGACAGTGAAGGAATTTATTACAAACACGACGACACTAACCTCTTATTAGGGTATGCGTATATTTGTGGACCCAAAGATTCCATGTATTTTGGGGGGAATTATTTTTATAAGATAAATTTTCCACATGATTATCCACACAGACCACCAAAGATGACATTTATGAATAAAGATGGCAAGACCAGGTTTCATCCAAACATGTATAAAAATGGTAAAATTTGTTTATCTATATTAAATACGTGGAAAGGTGATCAATGGACAGGATGTCAAAGTATTAGAAGTATATTGCTTACCATAGTAAGCATTTTAGACAAAACTCCCTTACTACACGAACCAGGATTTACTGAATCACATAGAGATTGCGAACGATATAATAAAATTATTCGATATAAAAACTTTGACTTTAGTATTAATAAAATGATGTTGAATAAAGTTACTGATATTGTTTCCTATACAGATTTATTTAAAGAGGAAATGCAATTTCAGTTTAATAAAAATAAAGAAGATTTAATGCAGCTTCTTGATTCAATGAAAGATATTAAAAATGAAATTGTAACTACTGGTATATATAATTTAAATGAAAATATTGATTGGACACATATTTGTTCTGAATTTAATTCTATTAAAATATAAAATTGAAAAAGGAAATAAATAATAATATATATTATATTCAAGAACATGCACTTTTGCAATAAATGCGATAATATGTATTA